TGAGATTTTGATGACTCAAAGTTGCCCCTTTGATGAATCCAAAGTAGATTCTACTTTGGATTCATCAAAGGGGCAACTTTGAGTCATCAAAATCTCAGTCCATCCCCTGTCAAAACACGAAGTTCTATGACTCCAAGTCAAGGGAAATAAATCACTTGCGTTCCTTTATCGTCTGTGCCCTCTGCCTTATTTACTTCATCGCCTCGCTGACCTGGAGGCATCGGTGAAGTACCGGACGGACTACGACGTATCGCTCGAGATGCGGCTTAAACGGTCCAGAACGGCGCTCCTGTGGGCGATCGCGGAGAAGCGCATCGACAAGGCGGGGGACCATGCGGTTAAAGCCGCACGGCTCGGCAGGCTGCTCTTACAGCGTCAGGCTAAGCGGCGGGGCGAGGACGCGCATCTATCCGACGCTTGAAATCTCGGATGGATTCGATCAGTTCGTCCAGTTCGGCGTCAGAGCGGCAGAGATAGGCGGCGGCGCAGCTCACGGCCACTAGCCCGCGCTCATGAGAATGGCTATGAAGGAGCGTGACGACATCCGATGTCAATCTGGCTTCGATTTCTGCCGCGCGCTCGAGTTGTTCTGCAATCGTCATGGGAAGGATTCTCCATGTCTACGGAACGCCTGAAGATGCTCTACGGCTTTCTGCTGCTGCTCATCCTCGCCAGCCTGGCCATTACCTTTGCGATCGCGCACGTCGAAGAGAAAACCAGCTACGGCCTCATGCCGATCATTGTCGCGCTCGCCACGCTCTCCGGGGGATTCGCGCAATGGGCCTTCGGCTCGAGCGGTAGTGACAAGCCAAAAGACTAGGACTGCTTGCGAGGACGGCCTCCTTTACGACCGTTCAACTTGACCGCTCGGCGCTTGGCGGCAGAAGTCTTGCGACCTCCCAACCGACCAAGCGCCACTGCATGCGGATTTTTCTTGGGACTCGTTCCGTGTGACACTTACTTGCTGGCGAGTTGAGCCTCGAGCGCCGCCTCTTCCGCAGCCAAGGCTTCCCGCTTCTCCGATGGCGTCATGAGCTGGGTCCGCTGCGCGCGGATCTCCTTCAATCGCATCTCCAGCGCATCACGGCCACGCGACGTGATTTCGCGATTCAACTGGCGGATCTTGTCATCCAGCCATTCCGGCGCCGGTAAGTTGCGTGCCTGGAATTCCGCATGGAGCATCTTCGCGAAGGCCGCGAAGGCGACCAGTTCCTCGACGCCGTTCCGATCTAGATCAAGCCGTTTCAAGTCTGCGAGCATGTCCCAGAACCTCCATTCCTATCGTCCGCGTGAGAACTTCATCCACTGTCCTTAACCGCGTGGCGAACACTTCATCGAGCAACTGATACCGTCCAATCCGCATCGTCTGCACGAGATTCGGCAGCGAGTAATAATCGACGACGTCTGTTAGCGGGAATTCCTCAAGGGCAATACCCGCGCGCTGGCAGTTCGCGGACAGCACATTCGCATCTCCACCAGGCGTGCGATAGAGATAGACCGATGGGTCATTGCCCATCAGGCCGCGGTAGCGATCGTACGCCTGCGCGAACCACGGCACATGATTCTCACCGCCATCGCTCACGATCGCGATCCCGTCAATCGCCTTTTTCTCGTCCGCTAATCTCCATAATCCGCAGCCGATCGATGTGCCGCCGCCAGCCTCGATGCCCTGCGTATTCGCGGTGAGCATTTCGTAGGTCTGGCCTGTCGCATCAAGGCCGCGCGGAATCGTGTCGAAGAACGCGAGATAGACTTTTCCTTTGACCATGCGCGCCAGGATTGCCGTGACATGCCGCGCGATCTCAATCGCCGCCGCCATTGAGCCCGATTTATCGGCCAGCACGAGCCAGTTGCCCTCAATGCCACGCAGATTATCAAGCTGCTTCTCTTGAAGGGCGCGCAATTTCCCTGATAGTTGCGCATCATCAGCCAGCGCTTCGGCAGCTTTCGTCGTTTTGAGCGTGGCTCGCGGCGCCTTCTTGGATTTCGCCGCGCCTTCAATGCCCTTTTCATACGCTGCTCGCAAGGCTGGCACTGTTTTGATGCCTAACCGTTCAAGGGACTTCGTGTTTGTCACGAGTTCCGTGGGCGACATCCGCGCCATTAGCGCCAAGACCACATCGGGATGACTTGCTTTCGCTCCAAGTGCGCCGCGTGCGATCATGAACGGGATTTTGTGTGTTTGAATCGTGCCAGCGCACTCTTCTGGCGACATCTGTGCGAGCTGCCGCACGATCGCGAATTTCCCTTCGCCGGTGCCTTTGAATAAGGCAGCATCAGCTCGCGTATTCGGCTTGACATGGTATTTCGCGTAGAGCGTTCGCATGGCCTGACGATGCTGTAAGGTCGTCCGTTCCCATTCGTGGCCGTCATGCTCGAGATCGCGTATATATCGGGCCACGAGACGCCGGAGTATTCGCGTTGGCGCGGCCACGGTTCTGGCGAATTCCAGGGCCTGCACGAACATCCGTGGATTCAAATCCGCCAAGTGGGCGAGCGCATTCTGCGCGAATATCGCAATCGGCCGCGCGGCTAGAGCCAGCACTGGTAAGGCCACTTTGGCATCGCGCACCTGTCCACGGTGATGATTCCAAGCGAGCAAATGAGCGAAGAAATCCGCATCGTCACGCGCCGCAGGCACACCAACCGGCACATACGCCGCAAGATCGCCGTGCGGCGATTTGGTCAGTTCTGCGATGACTTCTGGCTTGCTCAGGATTCGCTCAGCCATGTTGTGCCCTCATCGAAATATTGCGGGAAGTCGCGTTGCTATTGATAGCCCTTACCAGTGGGCGACTCAGCCTGATGGCTAAGACAGGATTCGAACCTGTGCATCGTTTTGACAACGATATGTAAGCAACACCGTGCCCGCAAACCTGAATGCTCCCGATAAGTCGCGCTGGTCAGGCCTTTCGACCCTGAACATAATGGGGGTTGAACCCATTACCTTCTGATCCGTAATCAGATGCTCTACCGAATGAGCTATATGTAACCAACCCCGTGATCGGGAAGCGAACTGAACTAATGGTAGTCTAAACCTAAGCGGTTCTCGCTGTCAACTCTTGCGATCGAAGATCCGTCGTCCACCCTGGCCGGCATAGAAGCGGCGGTCATGCTGATTCTGCCTACGCTCCGGCCCCGCATACCGAGGCTTCGGCAATAATGGCATCAATGGCATCGCGATTTCCGCCAGCATCGCATCGATCTGTCGCCAATGCGTCGAGTAGTCCACGGCGCTCACCACGCATTGCGTCTCACGTGTCTTCATCGTCGTCATCCTGAAACGTCAGTAGTGGCGGCATGCCATCGATCCGTTCGATATCGGCCTTGGATAATAGGGCGCCGCGTGGATACTCCGCGAGCTTCGGATGATCCACCGGCAGATCAGCGAACGCGATCTCGCCGCCTGGATTACAGCCGAGACGATGGGCCTTCCGCGTGGCCGCCGCTTCCCATTCCGCTCCGGGCGTATGAAACGGAAACCGCATCGCCATTTCTAGCAACACGCCACTCGCCTCATCCGCGCTCACATCCATCACGCATGCGCCAAGAAACTGTTCGCCTGTTGGCCGCTGTGGATCGCAAAACGACATCCAGAACGTTTTCCGCTCGACTGGCGGCGGGCATACATGGTCGCGTGTCCACGCCTCATAGGCCGCGCGATCCCCTTGAAACACGCCGCCACACTGACAGATAACCATCATCCATTCAGATGTCTTCACCACGTCGTACATCATGCCTCCCACCACGGCTTCAGCGGTTTCCGCGCTCGCAGCACGCCTCGCAGATGCGACGTGCCTTCGACCGAGGCCACGTCGGGATTCCGATCGGGGATGCGCTCAAACCATTCGACCGTGAAATCACAGGCGATGCGAAACGGTGAGATCGAGGAGTTCGGAATTCGATAGGCGTCCTGATTGAGAAACACAAAACTCTGCTCTGAGATCGCGCGGGTGTGTGACGGGTCGGCCCAGCACCACACGGAGCTGTAGAGCGGCGATTCCACCTGAAAGATCCCGCCAGGGCGCATCACGCGATACAGTTCCTCCCAGAAGAAAAACCATGCACGCGTCTCACCTTGCCGGCCGATATGCTCGAGCACGTGGACCGCTTCCACGTAATCGAAGGTATCCGCGGGGCATGGAATGGCTTGCAGGCCCAAATCACACACCATATCCGGCTCAAGTCGTTCATCGGCGTCCAATGTCGTGACGCTCATGGAGCTGCGGGGCTCCATCAAGAGCCGCCCTGATCGGCCACTGCCGAGACTCAATGCGCGCGGCAGCCACTCGCCCATCTATTCCACCTTCAGTTCGCAGTCGCGGTAGGGATTGTTCACGACCTCGAATTGCAGATCGCACCGCGCGCAGAACAACCCCTCCCTCTTGATGTCGTAGGCCACCACATGATGCCCGATAAGCGCCTTCCGCGCGGCCTGACGTATGGTGTCTTCGTGCGGAGGGGGTGGCTGCGAACTGGCCAACAGTTCGGAGAGCAGATCCTGTGCCTCGGTGAGCATCTGCTGCGCGACAATCAGGCGTTGGCTGAATGTTGATTTATCGGTCACGGAGCACTCCATCGGGAATCGCATGAATGAGCATCGCCTGCGCGAGCTGATTCACGACCTGTTTCTTCCACTGCCGTTCACTGAGCACGCCGGTCTTGATGTTCATCTCCACCCATCGCTGATACTTGCCGCGGTCGATCCGGCGAATACCTTGATTGGTTGGGCGGTAATGCGCGAGTGGGGCGTGAAGGTCGCCCGATCAAAGCTGCCGTCGTGACAGCTCCCGACTTCCGCAATGACAAAGACTGTGCTCATAAATCAATAAACCGGGGCAACGCGATTTGCAAAATCGTTCCTGATTTACATCAATTCAGTGTCGCCCCGGCATCCGGTGACGCCATCGCCTCGATCGCGCGGCCCAGTGACGATGAGCCTTATGGGGATGCTCTACCGCTAAGCTACGAGGCCATGTGTTTTAGGGGCCTCGGCGAGAATCGAACTCGCGCCCTCCCGGTGGTTGTGTCACTGTCGACGATCGGTCGTTCGTCACCTCTCAGCGTGCTCGGTAATAGCTTGAGTCTGAGTGTCGCTGCTTCTAACAACGACGATCTCCCCCTGAGCCTGAACCTGAGCTTACCGAGATGGGAACGGCGGCGTCCTGCTCCTTCACGACACAGAGCCCCCTCAGACTCCGAATCTTATAAACAAGAGCGCCGCCGTAGGTGGTGGACCGCCCGGCTGGATTCGAACCAGCGTGCATCGTGTTAGAAGCACGAGCCAATTCCGCTCTGGCACGGGCGGTCGATCTGTTACTTCGTCTCTTTCTCGGCGACGGTGCCGAAGATGTAGCCGAAGACCTTCTCGCCGACCTTGGCCGTCGTCTCGACCGGGATGTCGTTCGCGCGCTGCCGGGCCTGCTTGACCGCCCGGCGGAACGCTTCCGCCCGTTCGAGGAGATCGCCCTTCGTCTTCGGCGTGATGAGCCCCGACCACTCCTGCTCGGTCACGGTGCCGATCGGCCGGTCTTCGAACCCTTCCTTGACCTGCGCCGGGTGTTCCTTAGTGGCGGACGCGAGCACCAGCGGCACGAACGTCTTCTTCGTCCGATCCTTGACGATCGGCCGGGCGACGTAGATGTTCTTCCGCGTGGTGTCTTCGGCAAACCCGCGCATCGGATCGAGCGTCGGGATGGCACTGATGAGCGCCTGAATCTCGGCGGCGCGCTTCTCCAGCTCCAAGAGCGCCGTCGTCGGGACGTTCTCTAAGAGCACCTTGCCATCATCGAGCACAACGTTCGCCCGCGCGCCCGTGTTGCCCGCCTCGATCTGGTAGCTCACGTCGAGCGCGCCCGCCCAGATCCCCGCGATCCAGCCCAGTTCCTTCGGCACGGTCGTCTGGATGTCCGACTGCTCCTCGACCTTCGGGGCGAGCCCTTCGACGGTCGGCACAAATTCGACGCGCTTCTCTTGGAAATGGCCGCGCTTCTTCTCGAAGGTGTTGCGCAGATCCTTCTGCGCCGAGTCGGCTTGCCCTTTCAGTTGCTCGCGCACCGCGAGCAGTTCATACAGTTTCGGCATCGTTCGTTCCTTTTGCTCAGTTGGTAGCGGGACCGGTCTGGGCGAGCGCCCGCTCCGTGGGGAAGCCGTCGGCATACCACCGATGGCCCAGAAGCGCACAGCCGAGTCGTCTCAATCCGTTCAGAATCATGCTACCTCTTATGATTCACGATCAGTCGGTTTAATAAAGTGAATGGTGACGCCACTATCGGATCCATCGATGGCTCCCCTTGCATAGCCACGTATTTCGTCAATTAGGAAACACTCTACGGCGCTGGGAGGCGGCGGCATCCGTTCAGCCACATCCACCATGCCGTCGGGCGGCCACTTTTGAAGCTCGCGAATCAAATCGCCAATTGTGCGGATCATGCGCGTGGATGTCCCTGATCAAAGAGCGGCAACGTCGTGGTGTACTCGCTCGCATCGCGCGCCAGCGGCGTCCACGGCAGATAGCGGTGCCGCGATTTCGAGCCGTTCATGCCGTTGTGTTCGATGTGCATCGATCGCAGCCGGCGTAATTCACTGAGGCGTGTTCGCCACCCACCGAGTCCGCCCACCGCGGCCAACTCGGACATCGACAACCACACGCCTGGCTGAGACTTCAGGCACCGCTCGAGCGCATCGGTCAGCGATTCACGACGGGCGAGTTCAGCCTTCATGCGGTTTTCTCGTTCTGGGCGAGCGCCCGCAGCAGCAATTGCCGGATCATCGCGGACAGGCTTCGGTCATCTTCGCGCGCCGCATTCTCAAGACGCGACTTCAGATCCTTGGGGAGTTCTAGGGCGATCCGAGTTCGTTTAGCCTTCGCAGTCACAGGAGCCAATTTTAGAAGATGTCAAAAGGCTTTGTCAAGTGCCGCGTAACACTGTTGACAAGTCTGCCGCTGAGGTGCATTCTATGCCCCACACGCCATATGCCTGATGACGATTCGGTCTACGCCAACGATATCCGCTGGAAACTCAGTCAAATTCGCCAATGTGTTCCCCAAGAGTTCCGCCCGATGCCAGACCGACTCGATCCTGAGAGTTTGTTAATACAACACATTCTTGAGTTGGAACATCTGTGCGAGGAATACGCTTCCATCGCAGAGACGTACCGAACGATCGCCGAAACGTCGATCGAAATGGTCGCGCGACAGGAGCAACAGAGCCAGCGCATGCGGGCATTGATTCAGAACATGAGTGATGAATTGATGCTGCGGCGATCATGAAGCCAGAAGCCAAACCGCTCACGATGATCACGGGCGAACGACACTGGACGATTCGACCCGGCCTTGGTTACGATCTCCTCATCCCAGAAAGCGGCATCTATCTCTCGCTCTCGCGCATCCGCCGCGATAAAAACGAAACCATCGGACTCTTGACCGCTCGCGTGAAATTCAGAGGGGCGCTGACCGTCAATGGCATCCTGTCGAGCGCGGATTTTAACTGTTCGTCGCTGCGAGCGAGGCAGGAGCGCGCAAAACATTTACGAGAGCGGAGTCGAGTCGAGGATTGCGATTGGTTCGGGTTGCTCGAGGAACTGTGTTTGCGCGTGCTGGACGCCGAAGAAGAAGGCGAACCAGAAATGCCGCTCGAGCAAGTGCCGCTCTCAAAAGATTCACAGGTAGAGCTGAATGCCGGCGGCCTGCCGTTGCTGCGGCGACATCCGACGATTTTCTTTGGCGATGGCGGATCTGCGAAATCCTATCTCGCCCTCTGGGCCGCGATCGACCTCGCGCAGCACGGGGACAATGTGCTGTATCTCGATTGGGAGTTTTCCGCGGAGGAACATCGCCATCGATTGCATCGCCTAGTCGGGGCTGAGCCTAGGTTATCGAATTTGTTTTATCGCCGTTGCGACCGTGCTTTCTGTCGGGACGTGACGCGAATCCGCGATGTGATTCAACGGCGCAACATCACGTTCCTGATCTGCGACTCAATGGGTTTCGCGGCGGATGGCACGCCTGAGAGCGCAGAAGCCGCGACGAACTACTATCGGGCGCTCCGCGAGCTTGGCCCGATCGGCTCACTCCACCTGGCGCATATTTCCAAAGCCGAAGAAGGCGACAAGAAACCATTCGGCAGCGTGTTCTGGGCGAACGGCGCGCGAAATATTTGGAACCTGAAACGCGATGATACCGAGCGGTCAGACGGCATCGTGCCGATCGGGTTCTACCATCGCAAATCGAATATCGGGGAACTACGGGCTCCCTTCGCGATGGTCGCCAGGTTCACCGAAGCGGACACCTTCATCACGCCAGACAACCTGACGAATTTTCCGAAACTCTGCATCGAGAAGGGCGTCTCTATCGGTACGCGAATTGTGGCTGAGTTGACCGAGAACGGCGAGGCGATGACGAGCGCTGAACTACAAGCCGCGTTAGGCATCCCAGACAACAAAACAGATGGGCTTAGGAAGGCCCTCCAACGTGGCGTGAAATATAACGGACTCGTAAAGATTGGGGACCGTTATGTGCTCCCAAGTTAGGTGGGACTGTCCCGGGACACGTCTTTTCTGTCCCAAATGGGGTGGGACGGACACACCCCCCCCCTTTAGGGGGGTGTCCGGTCCTCCACCCCCAGTCCCATTTCAAATCAATGCGTCACCTACAGGTGACAACTGGAGTGTAGTCGAGTGATTGAATTCCGCGGCGTCCATGACACCATCCTGCACGACGACACGCCAGAGATCGATTGCGAAGGCGCGAGGATGTGCGGCAAGACGTGGCTGTTCAGCGCGAAGGTCTTGCGCGCGGCTGAAGCGCATCCCGGCATGTGGTGGTTGATCAATCGCTATTCAGGCACGGAAACCGACAACCAGCTTCGGCCCGTGTTCCGCGATGTCGCGCGCTTACTGGATATCCCGATTGAGTGGCATGGCGATGAATCGGCGTACTGGCTCCGCGAAAAAGATCAGCAAGTCTCGAAAGTGTTTGCGTATGGCCTCAAGACGCAAGCGAAGGATGAACGCTTCGCCAAAGTCCGCGGCTCTGGCGTGCATGGCCTGTGGAACGACCAGAGCGAAGAGACGCCCGAAGACATCGGCACCGAAATGCGCGCGCTCATACGCAAGCCGGGTGCGCCGCATCAATTGCTGCTGTCCCCGAATCCGCCGGGAGAAGAACACTATCTCGCGGATCAGTTTCCCGAAGGCATCAGCGATCATCTGCGGAAATATTATCGGCTCTCGCTCTACGACAATCGGCACAATCTGTCGCCCGATACGATCGAAAAACTGGAGCGGCTCTATCCGCCGTCCCATGCCAAACATAAATCCCTGATTCTCGGCATGCGCGGGCCGAACGTCACGGGCACGCCGGTCTATGACCATGCGTTCAGTCGGCCATTGCATATCGGCCCCGTCACCATCGACCAAGACTTGCCGCTCTACGAAGCCTTCCATGCCGGCCAGCATCATCCGACGTGGATCGTCGCGCAACGCTCGCCGTACGGGGCGCTCAATGTCGTCGCCGGCATCATCGGCAAGCGATTGCTGCTGGAAGATTTTCTCCCGATCGTCGCGACCTATCGGCAGGAATGGTTTCCGTGGGCGAAGAATATTCGCACCTGCTGCGATCCGCCCGCGAGTGAGGCGACGAATCGCTACTCCATCGTGTCGATTCTGCGCGACTGGCGGTACCGGCCGGTGTTTCGTCCCTTTGGCGCCTCGCCGGACGTGCGCGTGTCGATGATTGAATTTCTCGGCGGCTTGATGCGGCGACGCGCGGGCACTGAGCAGGCGTTCATGATCGCGGACGAGCCGAAACGATGGCTCATGGCCTCGCATACGTTGCCGAAGCCGAAACAGACGAAGCTGTTCATGGACGCCTGCGAAGGCTCCTACGTCTGGTCGCCGCTCTACGTGAGCGTCGGCAACAAAACCGTGCGGCAACCGCAGTTCGATGAATGGCTGGAAGGCTTCATGCGCTGTCTGGAAAATATCGCGCTGAACTTCTGCGTGAGCCAGAAAACGCTCGCGGAGCAGGAAGCCGAACGTATGGCCGCCGCCCAACGCCAAGCCGATGCCGGCATTGCCCTGCCGTCCGGCCCGCACTCGTGGATGGGGAATTGAGCGCGGGTGTATACTACGGCCCATCACCCATGAGCGCGGAGCTAGACCGCCGAATCCGTCGCGATTTGCGCCGTGCAGCCGGCGAAGGCGTGATCGCGACACTGGATGCCCAAGCTGCCGCGATTGCGAAACTCTCCGACGATGCGCGCGAAGCCTTCGCGGAATACAAAGCGAAAATTCTGTCGCTGGAAGCGCGCATCCAAGAGCTAGAAAATCAGCACTACGAAGAACCGGGAGCCTTGCGTGTCGGTTGATGCCGCCTTCGTCGCGCGCCAACTCGATGCCTCGCGACGGCAGCATTTGCTCTATCGGCAATACGTGCCACGCATGGCCAGCGTCGCCGGCCAGCCGACCCCGCTCCCCGAACTCGGGGATTCGACACAAGCCCTCTCGACCCTGACCCTCGCTCGCGATCTCCGTATCGCCGCGCACGAAGCCGATCCCGATCACGAAGCGCCCGCCTGGGGCGAAGAAATTATTTCGCATGCGGACATGATGGCGTATTACACGCACGTCCTCGGCGTCGATGGCTAACACCGATTTCCTCGATCTCGGACTGAAGCGATTCAAGCTGGCCTACGACAGCGACCAGCCGCAGCGCGACCAGGAAGGCGAAGACCTCGGGTTCCAGATTCCACGCAATCAATGGCCGGCCGATGTGCAAGCGGCGCGTGGCGCGAACACGGTCGCGGGCATTCCGATTCCCGCACGCCCGATGCTCTCCGTCGCGCCGGTCGATGAGCCGATTCAGCTCGTCTCGAATCAAGCGCGGGCCGCACATCTCGCATGCAGTTTCCATCCCCGCTCCGCCGATGCCACCGACGATACCGCCGATGTGCTGCAAGGGCTCTACGAGCAGAGCGCGAATGATTCCCGCGCCGACAATGCACGCTTCTGGGCCTACGATCGCGCGCTCTGGTGCGGACGCGGCGTCTACATGCTCGACAAGGCGTACGATCCGAACGGCGGGCATCCATTCGATCAAAAAATCATCTGGCGGCGGTTGCTGTTTCAGGAAACCTATTTCCGCGATCCGTTCGCGCAGGAGCCCGATCGCAGCGATGCGATGTATGCGTTCGTCGTAGAAAACATTCCCGTCGATCGCTACAAAGGCCGCTATCCGAAATCGAAACTCGCGCAGCTCACCGATGATGGCCTGATGGAACTGGCGGAAGGCTTTGAAGGCTTGCCGTGGATCGGCGGCGATGATGAAGCGTCTCGCACCGTGCAAGTCGCGCAGTACTGGCGCGTGGTGATCACGACGACACGCTGGTATCTGCACGATGATGGGCAGGTCTACCCCGAAGGGCAAGCGCCGAAGGGCGTCAAACCACTCACGGGCGATCAGGAACAATGCCGCGACGAAGAGACGCGCCAGGTGTTCGTCTCGAAAATTAATTGCTACGAAGTCGTGGAGCCCGAACAGGAGTGGGACGGGCAGTATTTGCCGTTCATCGAAGTCATTGGCCGAGAACTCTTGCCGGTGAAGGGCAAGCGGCGCTGGGCCGGCATGATCACGAACGCGAAAGATGCGGCGCGACTCGTGAACTATGCCGCGAGCGGCGCCGTGGAAGTGGCCGCGCTCGAGCCCCGCGCGCCGTTTGAACTCGATCCGAAGCAAATCGAAGGCTATGAGCATTTCTGGCAGCAATCGAACACGCGCAATTTTCCGTACCTGCCGTATCACACGACGGTCGAAGGCCAGCCCACGCCGCCGCCCGCGCGGACGCAGGTCGATGTCTCGCGACTCGGCCCGAACATGCAAATTCTCAGCATGGGCGGCTCAATGCTGCAAGCCTCGATGTCCACGTTCGATCCCGCGCTCGGGAAACAACCGACCGCGCATCGGAGTGGCCGCGCGCTGGAAGCGTTACAGGGGCAGACCGTCGAAGCGAATTCGCATTACATGGCGAACCTCGCGAATATTTCGCTGATGTACGAAGCCCGCGTATGGCTCGATCTCGCGCCGCATGTCTACGACCGCGCGGAACGGGTCGTGCGGATTCTGCAAGGCGATGGCCCCAGCAAGCTCGTGATGCTTGGCGCGCCGTATCTGCCGCCGCAGGGGACGCAGACACCACAAGCCTTGCCGCTCCAGCCCGGCGTGCCGGTCCCGCCGAATGCGCTGCATTTCGATTTGAGCAAGGGCAGCTACGGCGTCGCGGTGACGATCGGCAAATCGAGCGCGAGCCGCTTGCAGGCGGGCAGCGATGCGCTCACGACGATTCTGCAAGCGGAACCCGGCTTGATTTCCGTCGTCGGTCCTGAGTGGGCGCGGTTCCAAGATTTCCCCGGCAGCAAAAAACTCGCGGAGCTGTTGCAGAAGAATCGCGATCACCAGATGCCGTGGCTCGCAGACAATCCGCAAGCGGCGATGATGGACCCGCAACGCCTCGCGTCGGAAAATCAGGTGCTCAAGCAGCAGCTTGGGCAAGCGATGCAGGCCATTCAGAGCAAGCAAATCGAGAAGCAGGCGGAACTGCAGGGTAAGTTTCAGATTGCGGGGATGCAGGAAAGCGCTGAGACGCAGCGGGCACGCGAAGCGAACGAAACGAAACTCGCGGTCGCCGCGCTCACGAGCAAAGTCGAAACGCTGCAAACCATGCTCTCGATTTTCGCGGATGAACGCGCCCGACTCGGGACGCAGGGTCACGACGCAGGTATCGCCGCACTCGACCGCGCGCATGAAGTGGCGATGGCCGGCCTCGACCACGGCGCGGCCCTGACGCAGGCCGATCAGCAGCATCACAGCGCAATGGCACAGGGCCAGCAGCAAGCCGATCTGCAACCGCCGTCCGGTCCCGACAACAACGGCAATGGCTAAGCCCTTGCATTGCGCCCAAACTTGGGCGTATACTCCCTGCCCAATCAGTCCATGCCCGCGAAATCAAAAGCGCAGCAACGCTTGATGGCCGCCGCCGAGCACGGGGCCAATTTCCCGATGGCGCAGAAAATCCGCGGCTCCATGACGCATCAGCAGATGCACGATTTCGCCAGCGGCTCGATGAAAGGCAAGCCCGCCCACGTCAGTTCGCAGCACCCGCATCGTAATCTCGGAAAATTTCTACATCCGAAGGGCGGCTACTGATGGCGAAGCTCACGAGTAGCGCCCGCAAGGCGATTCCGACTGGCGAATTCGCTCTGCCAGGTCGTCGTTACCCGATTGAAGACCGCGCCCACGCTGCCAATGCGAAGGCGCGCGTGAGTCAGTTCGGGACACCGGCTGAAAAAGCGCGCGTCGATGCCGCTGTGGCGCGCAAGTACCCGGGGATGGGACACCCTCACAAAAATTTGGGCGCGTACCTGCACCCGTCCAAGAAAGCCCGATGATCGTCGTCGCGACGCCCACTCGTGATTCCGTGACGGCAGGCTTCGCCGCCGACCTCGTGAAGCTCTGTCGCCGCCGGCTGGACGTGAAATTCTTCGCGCCGATCGGGATTTATATTTCCAATCTGCGGCAGTCGGCGGTACGCGCCGCCCAGCAACTCGCTGCGACGCATGTGCTGTTCATCGACTCCGACATGCGCTTTCCCGACGATACCGTCGATCGATTGCTCGCCTACAATGCGCCGATCATTGGCGCGAATGCGGTACAGCGCACGATGCCTGAACTCTGGACGGCGCGGAAGCAGGGCCGCTCGCTGTCGTCCATTGGTCGCACGGGCATCGAAGCCGTTGATTCACTCGGTTTCGGCGCGATGCTGATTAAGCTCTCGGTGTTCGACGTGCTCAAGCGTCCGTGGTTCTCCACGCCGTATGAGGGCGACACGCATGTCGGGGAGGATCTCACCTTCTGTCGCGAAGCGTCACGCGCAGGTTTCTCGATTTACGTCGATCACGATCTCAGCCAAGTGGTGAAGCACACGGGCAGCATTGAGTGGGGCGTGGAGAATGCTCCCGATCGGGAAGCGGTGCCGGCGTAATGGCGGATACGCAGACGACCACCGTCGTGGAGCCGACTGCCGATTCGCTCATGGCGGATTTCGAGAAGTTTCTGGAACCGGAAACCGTCACGACGAAACGCACGCCGACCATCCAAGCTCAAGAGTCCGAACCCGCGCCTGACCCAGAACCCGCGCCCGAACCCGAGCCCGACCCTGAACCGACGCCCGAGCCCGATCAGCCGGCCGCGAGCGCCGCGCCCGCGAAGATCGACAAGCGCACACGCGAAGGGCGCAAGGCCACGATTCAGCAGGAACTTGACGAACTCACCGCCAAACGTCATGCGGCGAAAGCGGAAGCCGACGCTGAAGAAGCGCGATTGGCGCAGATCCGCGCGCAACGTGCGGCGATGGAGACACCGCCCGCACCGAAATCTGCGGCGCCTCCGGTCCCGTCTGTGTCTGACTGGGAGCGGTACAAGGCGATGCCGGATGCGCCGCAGCTCTTTCAGGCGGATGGCAAGACGCCGAATTTTGCCAGCTACGAAGACTACACCCTCGCGGTGACGGTGTTCGCCGCCGACAAACGTTATGAGGAACGCAGCGCCCAGGACCGCGCTCGTGAATCACAGCGCGCGATGATGCAGACCTTCCATCAGAAACTTGACAGCGTTCGCAAAGTCGATCCAGACTTCGACAAAAAGATGGCCGAGACGGCAATCGACAGTCGTGTATTTCCCTATGTCGCCCGTCTCGACAACGCGCCGGATGTGCTCCTCCATCTGCACGCGCATCCCGACCTCGCCCAGCGACTCCTCACGCTGAACCCCACTGAGCAAGTGGGACAAATCGGGGTACTCTCCGGAAGACTCCTTGCTTCGGTCGCCGTCCCGTCCGGCCCGACGTCGAAGCCGTCGATCAGTCAGGCGAAGCCACTCATTAAGCCGGTGAGTGCAACGCCCCTTGCCAGTGACGACGACGACGGAGACGATGACGCGGTCTCGATCGAAGAACACATTCGACGCGAGAACTCCCGCGAAAAACTCGCCATCCCAGGTCGTCGCTACTGACCGATGTCGCGCCAAGCGCGCGATCGGAAGGTTGTAAGCGATGGCTAATACGCTCGCGACGCCGCTCTGGGTAACAAAAGAGACTGCGCGCGAATTCTTCAACGATCTGACGTTTCTTGCAAACGTCAACCGCACGTATGACGACAGTTACGTACAGGCTGGCGCGAAGGTCGGCAACACGGTGCTGGCGCGTCTGCCGCAGCGGTTCCAGGCCACGGATGGCCAGTCGTTGCAGCTGCAGAACATTTTCGATCAGACCGTCCCGATCACGCTAACGAATCAGAAGAACGTTGCCTTCGGGTATTCGAGCGCGCAGGGCACCACCGAAATCCAGATGGTGCGCGACCGCTACACGAAGCCGGGCGGCGAAGCCCTCGCCAACGCGGCCGAAGTGCTGGCGTTCAACAACACCTACCGCGATATCTACAACGCGGTGGGAACGCTCGGCGTGACGCCGACCGCGACGCTGACGTATCTCCAGGCGAACACGAAGCTCACGGACGGCTCGAGCCCGATGCGGAATCGCGTCGCCGTGCTGGATCCGCTCGCGATGCAGAC